CGGCTCGCATCGATGAAATCCTTCTCGGTTTCGGGCGACCTTTATTGGGACGAGACCGACGCCGGCCAACTCCTGATCACCATCGGAAGCTCGGTCACGTTGAACCTTTATCCAGAGGGCTCGACGACCGGCGATGTTTACTATTCCGGCGCCGCCATCGTGACCCAATTCAACGTCAGCGCTAGCTTTGACGGTATCATAGAAGGTCAAATCCAATTCGAGGGTAACGGAAGCTTGAGCACCTTGACGGTTTAATCTCGCAGCAAAAACACACACACACATGGACGCAATCGATCAAGTCAGAGAACACTTCGCCTCACTCGGCACACGCAAGATCGACGTGCCCGAGTGGAAGCTCGTCGTGCACGCTTCGCCGGTCACGCTCTCGGAAAAAAACCGGCTCTATCGTCGCAGCAAAGAAAACGACATGGAGCTCCTGGTGGACATCCTGATCATGAAGGCCACCGACGAGCACGGCGTGAAGCTGTTTACGATCGAGCACAAGCCGACTCTTTTAAACAAAGCGGACAGCAACGTCGTCGGCCGCATCGCAAACGCTATTCTCGCAGACGATGCGCCGAAGGTGGACGACCTAAAAAACTGATCTACGGCGGGGAGGCGGCCGACTTCCTGACCGTGTACGCTCTGGCAGACAGACTGCATAAATGCGCCCATGAAATTCTTGCCATGCCGGCGCAGGAATTGACCGGCTGGATTGCTTACATCGAATACCAAAACCGAAAACTAAAACAACATGGCTGAAGCATCATTCACACTGCGGGCGGTAGATGCGACGAAGGCCGCGTTTGCTGGCGTGCAGAACTCGCTCGCGAAGCTGGAGAAATCAACGCAGTCGATTTCCAAGATCACCAAGCTGGCGTTCGGTGGCGAGGCCGTGATGGGCGCGCTGAACATGATGAAGCAGCGCCTGGACAAGGTCGCGACCGCTGGCGAAGAAGTAGGATTCAGCGACGAGCAAATCGTGGCTGCGATGGAGATGCAGAATCTCGTCGAGAATACGTTGAACCTTTTCATGAAGCTGCCGCTAGCTCTAGCGCAAGTTGGCATCAGCATAGGAAACGCTTTCACCCCACTCACAAAAGATGAAATCAGGCAAAAGCTCGACGATCTGAAATTTGTGAGATTCAGAAAAGAGATTGAGGCATCGGGCGCAACGCTGGCCGAATTGAAAAAAGACTTTGACCAGATAGGAATGTCTCAGGAGCAACTAACTGCGGCAAAAAAGAATCTTGCCGAAACGCTCGGTGCAGAACTGGAAGCAATGCGCGGAAAAGGTGATCCAGTTGCTACCGCGAAAAAAGAAGTCGAGCTCCAAAAGATTTTAAATGACCTGAGAAAAGACGAAGTATCAGAGACGGAAAAACTCAAGAAACTAACCGATCAACTGGGGGTTGTTCAAAGCCAAACATCTGTTGCGACCATTGCGCAGTTGCGCGAAAACCTTCAAGCGGACAAAATGCGCGTGAGTGATTTACTGGGAGCGCGCGAGGATTTTGGTTTGAGACGAGAAATTCCAGAGGAAAATATGCAGATTCAAATCAGGACAAAGGAACAGTTACTGGAGCTGCTTCCAAGAATCCAAGCGCGTGAGGAAAAAATTAACGCTCTGATGAAGGAGCAAAACGCGCTCTTCGACGATGCCGGCCAAATTCTTGCCACCGGATTCGAGGATGCAATTCTATCTGGTCAAAAACTCAGCGACACGCTGCGCGCAATCGGCCAAGACCTAGTGCGGCTAGTCTTCAGCAACATGATAACGCAGCCGCTCGCGAAGGGAATCGGGACCTTTCTTTCTGGCATGCGCGCCGAGGGCGGACCCGTGAACGCAGGCGGTGCTTACATGGTCGGCGAAAAAGGGCCCGAGCTCTTTGTGCCGCACGCGTCGGGCAGCATCGTGCCAAATAACAAGATGAGCGGAGGCGGATCCGGTAGCGGAGGCGTCACGGTCAACTACAACATCGCGGCCGGCGTCTCGCGCGCCGAACTCGTGCCGATCCTCGACCAGGAGCGGCGCCGGCTAAAGGCCGAGATCCCCGATATGGTTCGCCGCGGCGGCGGATATCGCGCAGCCTTCGCCTAATCGTCATGGCCATCTCCTATCCACTCACTCCGCCGAGTCCGTTTAACCTCTCGCAGCTCTCGTTCACGGGCGTCTCGGCAACCTCACGCAACACGTCACCGTTTACGCTCCAGACTCAGCAATACAACTGGCCAGGCCAAGCCTGGCTCGGATCGGTCGATTGCCCGCCGATGAAGCGCGCGGACGCTGAGGATATCGTCTCATTCTTACTCAAGGCGCAGCGTGGTACGTTTTATTTTCAGGACTACGCCAACCCGACGAACCGAGGCGGCATCACCGGCACGCTCAACGTAGCTACGGCGACTGCGAACGGCACGACATTGACCTACACAAACACGGGCGGCTCTGGATCGTTTGCCGTAGGCGACTGGCTGCAAATCTCAACCTCGCTTTACAAGGTCGTTCAGTCTAACTCGTCAACAAGCGTCGATCTTTTCCCGGCTCTCCGCAAAAGCTACGCCGGCGGCACATCAATCACCTACACCAACGCCAAGGGCGTCTTCCGCCTGGCATCGCCGAGCACCGAGTGGTCAATCGGTGAGGCGAGCATCTACGGCGTCGGCTTTGCCATCATCGAGGACGTTGAATCATGAGCATCACCACGGCAGGCCGGTCGCTCTCGGCCGGTATGGTCACGGAGGTCAGCGCGTCGCAACTCTCGCCGATCCTGCTCGCTTCGTTTTCGTTCTCGACGCCGGTCAGGCTTTGGAGCGGCTACGGTACGATCACGGTCGGCAGCGTGACCTACCAGGGCATTGGTACGCTCGGCACAATCTCGCCCGTCGAGGAAACGACCGACCTGGCGGCGCGCGGAATTAACTTCCAGCTTTCGGGTGTGCCGGCGGCTTACGTGTCGCTAGCGCTCACCGAGAACTACCAGGGCAAGGAGTGCTCGGTGCTATTTGGGGCGCTCGATGCAACCGGCGCGCTGGTCTCATCGCCGGTTACGATCTTCGCTGGCCGCATGGATATAATGTCCATCAATGACGATGGTCAGGAATCCACGATCATCATGACCGCCGAGAATAAGCTGGTGGACTTCCGCCGGCCACGCGAAGTGCGATACACCCACGAGGAACAGCAAAACCTTTACCCGGTCAGCCCTCCTGATCTTGGCTTGGAATTCGTCAACGCGATCCAGGAAAAACAAATTTACTGGGGCGATGCAAAGCTCGCTGCACCGATCAACGAAGGCGGCGGAGAGACCGAGGTCACCTCTTACATGTGATGCCAGCACGACGCGACAACTGGCCAAACCTCCTGGCGCAATTTATCGAAGCCCGGCGCGATCAACCCTTCGCCTGGGGCTCGAACGATTGCTGCATATTCGCTGCCGATTGGGTCGAGATCTGCACGGGCGAGGATCACGCGAAGGCCTGGCGCGGTCGCTACACGTCGGCGCTTGGTGCGGCTCGCGCTCTGGACGAGGCCGGCGGCGTGGAGGCTCTGGTCGATGCGCTCGGTCTGCAACGCATCGCATCGAAGCTGGCCGGCCGCGGCGACATCGTTGCCCAAGAAACCGGGCGCGGGATGACGCTCGGAATTTGTCTCGGCGAGACGACTGTTTTCACAGCTAAGACTGGTCTGCTCTTTGGTCCGATTACAAACGTCCAGACAGCTTGGAAAATTTAACATGCCACAAGCCATTTTTACCTCAGCCGCAATCAAGGCAGTTGCATTTTTTGCAGGCGTGCCAACCGGCGCAGTTGCGACCTCAGGGATTTACCTCACCGCTGTCAAAGCGGTTGCGGCGGTTTTGAAATTTGCAGCCTACGCATCGGCATCAATGGCGGCGTCGAAGCTGCTTTCGCCGAAGATGCCAAGCTTTGCCGATTCTTCGCTTTCAAACCGCTCGCAGGCGGTTCGCAATCCAATCTCAGCGCGCACGATTGTTTACGGCAAATGCCGAGTCAGCGGGACCATCGTTTATCTCAGCACGACTGGCACCACAAACGAGTATTTGCACATCGTACTGGCGCTTGCCGGCCACGAGATCCAAGCAATCGACGAGGTTTATTTTAACGACGAGCTCGTGCCGTTGACCGGCAACACGCCGACTGGATTCTACAATGGCGTCGCGCGAGTTAACAAGAAGCTCGGCGTGCCGGGTGATACCGCAGATGCGGATTTGATCGCCGATACCGTGAGCCTCACCGAAGGCAAATGGACCACCGCGCACAAGCTGTCTGGCATCGCCTACCTCTACGTGCGCCTGACTTGGGACGCCGAGAAATTTCCGTCCGGGATCCCGAACATCAGCGCCGTGATTCGAGGCAAAAAGGTGCTCGATCCTCGCACGAGCACAACCGCCTATTCGGCCAACGCTGCGCTCTGCCTGCGCGATTACCTGACCGACACGACCCTAGGCATGGGCATGACCTCGGCCGAGGTGGACGATACAGCCTTCGGCGTTGCTGCGACGATCTGCGAGGAACAAGTGCAGATCCTGCCGCTCTCGCCGGTGGTCAATGAAAACCGCTACGAGGCCAACGGCGTGATCGTGACGAGCGCATCGCCCGACGAGAACATCGGCAAGCTCTTGTCGGCAATGGGCGGCCTGATCGCCTACACGGGCGGTAGGATCGTACCGTATGCGTCGGCCTACCGGATCCCAACGGTCACGCTGACCGAGAAGCATTTCGTGGGACCGATTAACGTGCAGACCAAGACAAGCGCCCGGGACCGGGTCAACTCGGTCAAAGGCGTTTACGTCAGCGAGACGAACAACTGGCAGGTCACGGACTTCCCGACTATCAGCTCGACGACTTACGTCAGCCAGGACAACGGCAACGTCTTTTTCCGCGACGTGGTGCTGCCGTTTACGACCTCGCCTAGTTGCGCGCAACGCCTCGCGGTGCTCGAGTTACGCCGCGCCCGGGAGGAAATCACGTTTTCCGCGCGCTTCCGACTCGAGGCGATGCAGGTCCGCGCCGGGGACACGGTCATGATCACCAACGAAAAACTCGGCTGGTCTTCCAAGGTCTTCGAGGTGATGGAGTGGAACTTTGCGAGCGATGGAAATCCGCCCCAGGCGACTATCGACATGACGCTTCGGGAGACGGACTCAGAGATTTACAGCTGGGACGTGAACGAGGAAATCTTCGTCGAGGACTCGCCGAACACCACGCTGCCGGATCCGTTCACCCTGGCGGCGCCGACGAACCTTTCGCTTACAGCTGACGGCACGACCCAACTTGTGCAGGCCGACGGTACGATCTTGCCGCGGATCCGCGTCGGCTGGACTCCACCGGCAGTGGAATTCATTCAGTCGGGCGGCTCGGTCGTCATCGAATACAAGCCTAGCACCAGCACGACCTATCTAACTTGGAACACGGTCGAGGGCGCTCAGACCGAGGATTTTATTTCGTCGGACGTGAAGATCGGCACGAACTACAACGTGCGGATCTACGGCGAGAGCTACTTTGGAATTTCTACGACCTACCTCGCCGGCTCGATTACGGTCGCGCAAGACACAACGCCGCCGGCTATTCCGACCGGGCTCAGCGCAGCCATCGGAACCGGCAAGGCGGTCTCGCTGGACTGGAACGACAACACTGAGCCCGACTTTTCGGAATACGGCATCTACCGAAAAACCTCGGCAGTCACGCCGGCCAACGCAAACACGGACAAGGTCGCCGAAGTGCGCGCATCGCGATTCGTCGATACGGACGTCAACATCGGCACGACCTATTACTATTGGCTGACCGCATACGACTCCGTCGAGAACGTCAGCGGCTTCACGAGCTACGTGCAGGCCACGCCGTCAGTCATCACGGCCGGCCCGATCGATCCAACGGCGCCGGCTACGCCGAACGCTCCGACCTTAATCAGCACGACGGTCTATCTTGCAACGGACGGGACGAGCCTGGCGCGCGTCTCGCTTACGGCTCCACCGTTGCCATCTGGCGCGGTCGCTCTTGACGTGCTCTACCGGCGCAGCGGCGCGAGCGATTTCATTATCGGAAATCAAATTAACTCATCCGTTTCCTACGCGGTCAGCATCGACGATCTATCTGTCGGCCAAGCCTACGAATTTGCAGCGCGCGGGATTTCGTTCTCGGGATCGCTCTCGGCGGTGTCGAGTCTGCTCAGCCAGACCGCACCGAGCAACACGACGGCGCCGGCGGCTCCGATTCCGCTTTCCCCGGCGCTCTCTCCTGATGTCGAGCCGAGGAAAATTGGAGCGGTGTTCGCTTTTGGGTCGCTTGCACGTTGGCAGGAAAACACGGAGCTCGATTTCGCTTACTACGAGGTCAAGGCGACGTTCACGAACAGTGACGCCGCGGTCGATTACACTTGGGGCAACGCGGAAATCTTCGAGGCGAGTTACGTGTTTTACGATACAACTCTGCAGCCGGGCTTTGTCCGAGTTCGCTCAGTCAACCGGAGCGGAGTGGCGTCGGCCTGGACATCGTTTGGCAACGCAAACCAAACCGGGAACTGTTCGCTCGGGATCAATTTTGGAACCGCTGGATCCTCGGTCGCCGAAGGCAACGACAGTCGCATCACCGGAGCTGCGCAGAAATCTTCCAACCTCTCGGACGTTGCCAGCCCGGCCACTGCTCGAGCGAACCTCGGGATCAATCGCTTTTCGCATGTCGAGACTTTCACGTCCGTGGGCGCAGCGAGCACAACTTTCACGTTTACGCACTCTCTCGGGACCGTGCAAAACTACGTGCTCGCTCAATGCGTTGACCCGCCGAACAATCTTTTGATCGCGCACGATTACTCGGCCGCCGGGAATACTACCAACGCCACGGTCTTCAAGGTCGAGACCATCGACGGATCCAACATCAGCGACGGCGGGCGACGATTCACGATCCACTTCGTGCAGTGATTCCGAGTTGAGTCTGTTTTTTCTTCAGACGTAAGCCGTTGACTATCAACGCGCACGGATTGTGTGCGTGATGTCGTGCACATTTTTCTTTAAACGGCCGGGCGGATGTGTATTGTTTTCGCATCGGAGGCAATCAAGCCCGAGATCAAAAAAACTAAAACATGAGCACCACGATTAAAAACAAAACGTACAGCGTCGAAGTAATGGACACGACAAAGCACATCGCTTCAAAGGCCGATTTGATTTCTCGCGGCTGGGATGGCGAAACTTATATCCTAACCGGAAAACGCGGGGCAAAGTATCTCGCCTTCCGTTCTTCTGAAACACTCCAATTTTCAATCGTTTAATCAAACGCGCCGAAGTCACTAAGGCGCATTTTTTTATAATGAACTCCACCACCGCACTCACCCACGCTCTGATCCTCGCGATCACAGCACCCGATCAACAACGCGCCGACCGCGCCATCGCTCTAGCCGAATCCATCGGCGCCGGCTGCACGGCTCGCCAGATCGCCAACGCCAAACGCAACGCGGCCAAACTTACGAAATGAAATCACTCATCCTTATCCTGGCGCTCTGCGCTACCTGCCACGCGGGTCCTGGTCCTGGCTTCTGGCGCGCGTTGCACATCGTCGAGACCTCCGGGCGCACCGGGCCAATCGTAGGCGATCAAGGCCGGGCCCTGGGACCGCTCCAGATCCACCGCGGCTTTCACCAAGATAGCCGAGTAGCCGGCGACTATTCGCGGTGCGCTGAACTCGAATACAGCAAGCGCGTCGCGACCGCCTATCTCAAGAGGTGGGCGCCAGAAGCTTTTGCCAAGGGCGATGTCGAGGTGCTGGCGAGAGTTTTCAATGGCGGACCCCGGGGTCACCTCAAAGCGGCCACCAAATCCTACGGCGCCCGCGTTAAAGCTTTTTCCAAATGACAACCGAACAACATCACGAGATCCTCACCGAGCTCCGCGCCATCCGCGCAGTTCTTGAAGTTAAGCCAGCCGCGGCGCCTCAACCCGCGGCCACCATCAAGATCGCCACACCAGGAGATCTGCCGCCTCCGGCTATCGAGATCGCGGACGCCGGCAGCGTGCAGATCCACTTCGGCAAAAACGCGGGCACGCCGATTTCCTCGCTGAGCGATAAACAGTTGCTCTGGTACGGCGCCGACCGGCCGGCTCAGCTTAAAAAAGACGGGACGCCATTCGCTCCGCGCGAGGCCGACGTGCAACTGCTCAACGCGTGCCGGACGCTCTGGCAGCAGCGTAAGAGTGGCTCGCCTATCGTCCTGGCGTCGCAGCCGGCCGACGATGGCGAGAACGTGCCGTTCTAATTTCTCGGCGGTTCCGAGCCTAAACCTAACCCTCCGACGGCGCTCGTGCCGGTGCGAAAATACGCGAGCAACACTTTCCCAAAAAGGAAACCCGCCGGCCAACGACGACCGGCGGGAACACGAAACACACACGATACAACATGGACACAAACGTAAAATCAGACAGCACAATCGCGGTCGCTGAGACCGCCACGAAATCGCCGATCCAGTTCGGCTCAAACGGCGTGCAACTTCAATCAATCGACGAAGCTTTCCGGTTCGCCCGGGCGGTCGTCGCCAGCGGCTGGGCGCCGAAGGGAATGGAAAAGCCCGAATCGGTCATGATCGCCATTCAGTTCGGCATGGAGATCGGACTGACGCCGATGGCGGCGCTCCAAAACATGGCCGTCATCAACGGCCGGCCGGCGATTTACGGCGACGCGGCGCTCGCCCTGGTCAGATCCAGCGGTCAGCTCGTGAGCTACAAGGAGACCGAGGTCGGCGAGCCAGGCAAGGACTCGCACGGATTCACCGTCACGGTGCAGCGCAAGGGCTTCGACCCGGCGAGCGAGACGTTTACGATGGGCGACGCCAAGGCGGCGAAGCTCGCGGGCAAAGCCGGACCCTGGACGGACTATCCGAAACGGATGTGCAAATTCCGAGCCCGCGGATTCCTGCTCCGCGACCAGTTCGGCGACATCTTGAAAGGCCTACGTACCGCGGAAGAAGCTCGCGATACGCCCAGCGAGATCAACGTCACGCCACTGGCTGAAAAGCTTGCCGGCGGACTGAGCGAGGCCATCAACGGATAAATGACCAAACCACGCGAGAGAATTACCGGAGTGCCGACCCGTCGCAAAGACGTGCACAAAGAAATCGCGAAACCAAAGCGCGTGCCGGCCTTTGATCCAACTACGACCAGCCGAAACAAACTCGGCGAGGCAGTAGACAATCGAGGGCGATTTATCGGCACCCACGACGTACAAAAAGGCGCCGCATTTTTCTGGAACTCACGCAGAAAGGAATAAAAACATGAACGACAACGAAACAAAACAGACAGCGATTATCAACGCAGCGACGGAGCAATTCCGAAGCTTGCTCGAAACAAACTTCGCCTCGATCGCCAAGGCCGCCCAGGACGGATTTATCGAGGACGAGAATCAGACTGAGCCCAAGGCCAAGGTCGCCTTCGTCGTCGAGTGGGACAGTCTCGCGCAAGCGCCGAAGGTCGGCGTGAAGATCTCCTGGTCAGTGCGATTCAAGGACGAGTCGGAGACCGAGATCGATCCGCTGCAAAGCAAGCTCGGGCTGGAGGCGCAGCCATGATCGAGTCCATCGAACAGTACCACGCCAACCCGGCAATCAGCCACTCGAAACTCGAGTGCTACCGGCGCCGGCCGGCGCTCTACTACAAGAAATACGTCGCCCGCACATTGCCACCGCCAGAGGACACCGGAGCTTTCCGACTCGGCAGTGCGGTGCATTGCGCCGTGCTGGAAGAGAAGGAATTCTCAGCGCGCTACATTCAGAAGCCGGACTGCGACCGACGCACGAAAGAAGGCAAGATTCAGTTCGCCGAGTTCAGCGCTCAGCACGCGGACAAGACCTTGCTCGACGCCGACGAGATGGCGCAGGTCGTGGCGATGCGCGAGGCGGTGGCGGCGCATCCAATCGCGTCACGGCTACTCGCGGAAGGTATGCCGGAGATGACTTGGCGCAAGCTGCAGCCGAACGCACTCGGCGCTCTGCAATGTCGGACCGACTGGTTCGCTCCGTGCGGATGCGACATCAGTGACTTTCACCCTTACGCGCTGGACGTGAAGACGGTCGAGAGCCTCGACTCCGACGCGTTCCGCAACTTCGAGAGGGCTGCGTTCTCCTACGGTTACCACCGGCAAGCGGGATTCTATCTGCCGTTGATCAACGAGATTCTGGAGTATCCGATCTCGCGCATGTATTACGTGGCCGTCGAAAAGGCAGAACCGTACGGGTGCGCGGTTTACACGATGAGCGACGACGCAATCGCACGCGGGCAAGATGAAAATATCGCGGACCTGGTGCGGCTCAAGCGCAGCCTGGAGACGAACGAATGGCCGAACATCGATCCGACACTGCACGAGTTGAAACTGCCGGCCTGGTATTCGAAATGAAGACCAACCTCAAATACAACTGGCGCATCACACTATCTGCTCCAGGTCACTCGATCAGCATAGTCAAGCGACTCACCGTCGAAGAAGCGATCCAGGCAGCCGACGAACTCGAAACGATGGTCGAGTGGGTCGTCACCTCGATTTCAATCAATCACGAACCATGAACGACATCCTGATCATCCTTACGGTCATGCTCTGCACCGGGATCGGCTTTTATGTCGGGCGCGAGCTCGGAAAGAAGCGCGGGCGGGACGAGCAATGGGTCGCAGACTACCTCGCTTATGAACGCAAAACACAAGCCGGCCGGGACAACCTCGGACGGTTCAAAAAACGAAAGGCACAATATGGTAAGGTCAAAATCACAGCACCAAAAAACGAACTCTGAGATCGACCGGCGACTGCTGGAAATGCAGTCACCGCGCGAGATTGTCCGGGTCCTGCGCACCGCGACGCTGAGTAACGTGCACGCACGGGCGAAGCGGATGGACATGGCGCTGCATCGCATCACGCCGGCCGAGCGGGATCACCTGCTCGTCAGGCGCAAGGAGGCCAGTAAATGAACGGAACGAATCAACACGACCTAATCTCACAACCATCTGCAATAATCTTTAACAACGGAAATTGCGAAGTGCTTCGCATCGACGCCGAGGGTCACATGATTTGCGGCGAAGGCTTGTCCACCGAGCAAGCAACTCAAGAGGCTGCGAAAATGCTAATCGCGGCATACCACGAACATATAAATAAGATGGTGCATGCCCGCATCGCAGCCATGAAGGAGGCCAGCAAATGAACTTATTTATCTTCGGCGACCCGAAAGGACAACCCCGGGCGCGAGCGTTCGCCCGCAAGATGGGCGCAACGCACGTGGCGCGGATGTATGACAGCGACGTGGCCGATGCTTGGAAGCGCGCCGTGGATCTCGGGATCGAGCGCGAGCTGAGGGCGGCGGCGGTGCCGGTTGATCCGGTCGGAGCGTTCGAGGTGAAGCTCACCTTTTTCTTTCGCCGGCCGAAATCGCACTACGGCAAGGCCGGCCATTTTAAAGCCAGCGCGCCGGTCAACCATGTCAGCAAGCCTGACGCGGACAACCTGGCGAAGCTCGTGCTCGACCGCATCACGCGCGGCGGGAGGATCTGGCGCGACGACTCCCAGGTCGCTAAGCTCAAGGTCGAAAAGTATTGGGCGATCACCGATGCCAGGATCGGCGTGTACGTAAGCATTGAGCCAGTCCAGGCGAGCCAGGCTTGACGCGCGGCTGGGATCGAGTAAACAGAAACCAAGGCCGTGAAAAGCCTACAACCACTAATGACCGTTCAAACTTTAGCCAGCCAATCGCGCGGAGGCATTCAGTGGTGCCAATTTTCACCCGCGCGGTCGGTTGGCTTTTTTTTATGAACTGGATCAACATCAAAACCTCGGACCTTCGGGCTTCGGAATTTATCGGCTCCGACCCAACATCACGCGGCACATGGGTCGCCGTGCTTGGCTATTGCTATGAGCAGGAAAACGGCGGTCTGATCAAAGGCTGCAAGACTTGGAAGGATCGCCAGTGGCAACAAGTCTGCGGCGTCACCCGCGAGGAAATCGACGGAGCGCGAAGCCTCATGAGTTGGCAAGACGACGACCTCAAAGTCTGGGGCTATCCTATTGAGGTAGAGAATGAAATTAAAGTGAAGCGCGAAGCCGGACGCAAGGGAGGCCAAGCACGAACCCAAGCGAAGATCGAAGCAGCAAAGGCCAACGGAGCCAAGCATAACCCAAGCATAACCCAAGCATCAACCCAACGTAATAGTAATAGTAATAGTAATAGTAATAGAAAAGAAGATGGTCCTAACGTCACGGATGTCTCCGTGACCAACGACGAGATTTGGCTGAATGAACTGGCAATCAATCCGGCTTACAACATGACCGATGTTCGCCGCGAATACTCCAAGATGCAGGCCTGGTGCAGCGTGAACCGCAAGATGGCAACCCGGCGCCGATTCGTCGCCTGGCTCAACCGAGTCGATAAACCGATGGACGCACCGAAAGGAATCCGCACGCATGAAAGCACCATCGACCGGTCCTGACTATTCAGCCGCGGAGCGCCGGCTCATTGCTTCCTGCATGGCCGGCGGAGTCCAGACCGTAGCCAGTGCAGTCAACCAAGGCGTCAGCGCTGAGACCTTCGCGGATCCCATGCTGGGGATCATCTGGCAGTCGCTAGTCCAGACCGCGACCGAGGACAGGGACACGCACGTCTTCAAGGTCGGCCGGCGCGCCTTCGGCTCGGCCATCGATGCCGAGAGCATGGCCGAACTGGCTCGCATCGCGTCACTCGAGCCCACCTCGATCTTCGCCCGGGCGCTGACCATCGAGGTCATCGATGCCAACAAGCGCCGCCAGGCGGTCACGAAGCTCGGTCAAGCGCTCAACGCCGTCACTCCACGGGATGGCGCCGAGTGGGATGAGGACTGGTCGGCTGCCCGCAAAGCGATTCACGAGGCCGAGCTCGCGGTCTCGATCCAGGGCGCCACCAAAACCCTCTCGGCGATCGTGGACGAATACATCCATGACGAGATCCACGGGCGCGAAGCGGGGATCGTTGGGACAGGAATAAGCGAGTGCGACGATTACTTCGGCAAGATCCGCGCCGGTGAGGTCTGCGTCATTGCCGGCCGGCCGGGCGTAGGCAAGACCGCTCTGGCGATCCAGATGGCAGACTCGGTCGTCAGAGGCGGAGGCAAGGCCATGATCGTCTCACTCGAGATGCAGTCACGGGATCTGGTCGGCCGCCTGGCTAAGCAACGCCTGGGCCGAGCCGCCGGCATCGTTCGAGGCTGCACCGCGGCCGAGTATCAATCGGCTAAGGCGTCTTGGATTAACTCAGCCCAAAAGATGAAAGCCGACGAGAAGCGGCTGCACATCTTCGAGGTCAGGCAGGTCAAGTCGGTCTCGGACATCGAGGACCGGGTCGCGATGCTCAAGGCCGCGGACGCATTGCCTGACGTGGTCGTCATTGATTACCTGCAACTGCTCCACGCCGAGGACTCGAGGGCGCCACGGGAGCAGCAAGTCGCGCACATGTCGCGCCGAATCAAACTCATGGCGCTGACGTACAACGTCGTCGTGATTTTACTTTCGCAGCTCAACCGCGACGCGGAGAAGGACGGGACCAGGCCGAAGCTCTCAGGCTTGCGCGAGTCCGGCGCCATCGAGCAAGACGCTGACCGGGTCTGGCTTCTCTATCCTGACCCCGAGATGATGCTCGCGCCCGATTGCCCGACGGTCCAGGTCGTCATCGACCAGGCTAAGAACCGCAACGGCGCCGGCGGGATCGCCAAGGTCGTAGAATTCTTCAAGCCCAGCTTTTCATTCCATAAAAAACTATGATGCTCATCGACGAACAAAACCGACTACACGCGGAGGACGGACCAGCGGTCACGGATCCAGACGGATCCTGGGCTTGGTATCATCACGGCAAGATCCACCGACTCGACGGGCCCGCGGTGCGCCTGGTCTTCGCTGACGGTAGCATCGAGGAGCAGTATTGGGTCAACGGCATCGAGATCGTCGCGCCACAACTTTTACCATGAACAACACAAAACAAGAAATCGAAACCCAGATGATCGCCCGGCTGAAGCTACGGACCGAGATCCAGCGCATCGTGCGATCAAGCACGGCCGCACTCGAAGCAGTCGAAAAGGAACTCGCTGAGCTCGTGCATCAATTTCCCGAACAATCCAAACCATGAAATCCGAAACTCAAAACATGCACACGGGACCGATGGCCGACTCCTTCGACATCCTCACGCGAACCACCAGCGACATCAACGAACACCTGCCGATGCTTTATTTCCTGGCGCAGCAATGCGACCACGTGACGGAGTTCGGTGTGCGTACCGGGGCGAGCACCCTTGCGTTCCTGCACGGGCTGCAAGGCCGGCCGGCCACGCTCAGGAGCTACGACATCAACGACCAATACGGCGTCCAAGACTCGCTCACGCGATGGACGAGGGTCGAATGGACGTTCTCGATCTGCTCGACCTTGTCGATCACACGCATCGAGCCGACGGATTTACTCTTCGTCGATACGCTGCACAATTACGACCAGGTCAGGCAGGAGCTCGCGCTGCATGGCGAGGCTGCCCGGCGCTGGATTGTTTTCCACGACACCGAGACTTTCGGAACCGTAGGCGATGACCGCGGCCGCGGGATCAACCAGGCGATCGATGAGTGGCTCGAGGCGAAAACCGAGTGGCGCATCGTTTACCGGACGCACCGCAACAACGGGCTGACGGTGATCGAGCGCCAAACTGGATTGTGATTGACTTCCTGAGCCTTACGTCAAAAGCGATGCAGCAACACATGACGACGACACAAACACACGATCAAGATCAACGAGAACTCGAGGCCTTGCGATTCTCTGCTCGGGCGGCTCGAGCCATCACCACGCTGGAAATGCAACGCAAGACGATCACCAGGGAATACGGCGAGCGGATCAAAAAGATTCGCTCACTGATCCTGATCCTGCAACAGCGGGAGGCGATCGGCCAACTGAGCATCGACGGCATCGACGCGGTCGAGATCTCGCCCGAGTTGCGGAAGCTGATCCACAATCCGGTCGGTGACCTGACGTGATCACGGCGACCTACGATCGAGCGCTCAATTACGACGCGACCTATGACGGGACGCGGACGGAGTCGAGTCGGCTATCGGCTGAGATCATGGAGCGCCTGGTCGAACTGCATGAGCTGCGCATGACTAGCGCGGCGGATCTCTGCCGGCGCCTCGGGACGTTGGCCGATCTATCGCCGACCATGTTCCTGGTCACGCTGAAGCTGGGGTCAGGCGACGTGTCAGCGGTCAGGCAATCGTTCGGTGAGATGGCGGCCAAGACCGGAAGAACACGCCAGGCCTTGCACTACGAGTGGACGCACGAGATCGAGCGTGTGAGAATTGTTTTCCCGGCGCTGGCGCAGCTGATGACCGACTATCGCCAGGCCACGGACGAGGCCGACCGGAAGGATTTAGATCAAGCGCCGTGAACTACCTGGAGCAGATCAAGGCCGTCCAAGATGCAGGCCGGACCAGCAAACCGAGGTTCAAGGCCTGCTCTGGATGGCTCGCTAAACGCCGTTCTGTGCGATTTAAGGCGATTTGCCGCCTTCTGAGGGTCTGGGCACGGG